GAACTCTATAAACCCGAGTTAAGTTATCACCAAGAGGCCCATTAATATTGGGATTTGAACTTTTTCCACCTCCAACAGGTAGAGTCACCATGACAGGTGGATCTCTCTTGTTGGGATGGGTACGTTCACGCTCTTCTGATGTCGTATACTCTATAGGCTTAGGATCGTCAGGTTTTCCGACGGGATGGTCAAAATCGCGACCACTATACGGATCATACATAGGCATTTTCTTCGAAGTGTTCGAATCTGGAATGCCACGTAAACTTGAATTCTTTTTACGAGAAGTCCTATTACCATATAATACCGCGTATCCGTAAGCTTGTCCTATTAATCCAGTGTCTTTACTAGATTTATAAAAAGCTTCGTCGCAGCGATCAAAACTATCACGATCACCGTTAGCGAAAGCGTAACAAGTATCGTGAGCTTGACAATTAGCGTCTCTGGCGTTTAAAGGTGCTGACTTTCCGTGTAAAACAGAAGGTTGCACTTTTCCGTCAGAATAATTAGGTCCACAGTAATTTGTGAACGGATCGTATACGGCAAATTTTCCTTTGTCGTATCCAATCATTTATTTTCGCCAACCGCCACCTCTAGTTTTACGTCTTTGCGGACTATATTAGTTTTAAGTCTTTCCGGACTACAGTACTATATACAAACATTCCTATTTAACGTCTAGGAAGGACGGAATGTTCTCTAACACTCAACACACTCAGCACCCTTCGCTTTTTGACGCAAGTAATTCATACTCTTAACGTGTTTTAGTAAAAACTCGTGAGGATGATCTTCCCTGAAACTCAAATACATTTCACGGAAAAATTCATATTTACGCTTATCAAAGCAATAGTTGCCCATATGTGAGGATAAAGCGAGAGGCAAGTCTTGGAGTTTCATAGCCCTAATATTGTAAATTGCTTTACTAAAATTAACTGGCTTGAACTTAATGATACCACTTTCAATCTTAAACTTATGACTGAAAAACTCGCAACCGTCGAAGCTTCTATGCACTACAAATTCCTCGAGCTTAACTCCGAGATCTTGAGCGATCTCTTTGTATTCGTCCAAACGACTTAATATGTCGTCATTGAAACTTTGTAGTACGTCGTCACCACCGGCGATCAATGGGTTTGTCTCATCATCATCATCAACACCCATTCTCATTAGTACTAGATTATTGAGAACAATCTGGGCAATCGTGTTAAAAACTATTGTTAAAAACCAACCACTCTTCATGATCCCATTTTCTTCGCACCTGTACACTGATCCATTGGAAAGTCGCATTTGAGGTGCGTTGCACACTTCATCAATCATACCAGCTACATCTATTTTATACTCTTCGAAACTCTCATCCGTCATATCATTAGGCTTCACAGCCAGATCCATCATGATCTTCTTAATGATATCGTAGAAATACGGATAAAATGAGTAATCCCAATTTTTCTTATCACTCTCCACAACTTTTCTACCCTTGAAAATCGCAAACAAATGTTCACAGTGTCCAGGGTTTGAAGGTGAGAAAGGAAATTTCGCAGGAGTCTCAGTCCAGTTATCAATGATAGCTGACGCGAAATTTCGGGCTAAAGCTTGATGCTTTATCATTTTATGTAGTGGAAAACCAGCAATTATGCGAGTCAAACCACTATCGATCTTATGTTTCTTCGTAGGCTCGTTCTTCAGAAACACTCTGCACACGAGAGGCTCATTCCACTCACGCAAAACTGTCTCTGCGAGTCCACGCTTACCTAACCGCTCAATAACTTGGCCGTTAGTCATTAGACCATTTTCCTGATAAGGAAAACCAGGGCTTTTCCGATCCTGCACCGCAGACGAATCTATAATTTCCATTATATTTTCAACTGTTTTGTAGTTTTTATCAACGATAAAACTGGCTGGGCTAAGTTGTCGAACTGTTATATTAACAACTCGAGCAATCTCAGCCGGTGTAGGTGGACTTTTTATAGAAACAACACGAGGTGCATATATCTCGTTAACGTGTTTCTCGAAGGATACGCGCTCAGCTTCAGCACTCATGATTGGCCAAGAGAATTTCTCTGGCTCATAACCTAAAGCCGTTAACTCTTCGCATTTCGCTTCGAGATATTTCGACATTATAGGATTATCAGTTGTGGTTGACTGAACGTGTATAGGTTTCTCCCTAGATAAAACCGTCAGCAGTCCATTAGCTGCTGCCTCCTCGTGATCATCATTATATATGACTGCCTTCCCTTCAAGCTTTCTCTGCTTCTTGGAAAGCGTAGGATTTTCTTTATAAAAATCCTCGTCATCAAAATAATTAACACCGCCACTTCGGCTCATCAAGGTGATGTAACCATCTCCGTCGTCTTCAACGTCGACATTGTTACCTCGGTACTTGAAATTGTCTCCATCTCTATCAATCTTAAAATGATCAGGATAAAAACCCTCCCCTATAGACTTTAGCATGTACAAAATTCGCTCAATACGGACTCCTCTATTGGAATCTAATGAACCTCCTAAATGTATAGCTACTACGGACCTACCGGAGAAAACCGGTGAACCTGAGAACCCAGGACGAGTTGAGGCTGTATACCTCAACTCTGATGGGCCACTACCTTCTAACGTAGTGCCATTGGCCATTTTCATAACGCCATCAATAAAACCTAACGTCGTTACGTTTTGTTTATATTGACTCTTACCTATTGGTACGAGTGGCACTTTTACTCTTGACCAAAATTTCGATTCTAAAACCCTGGCAAAAACGTCATCCTCCAATTTGGGATAAACATTCTTCTCAAGGTCGAAGAAAGAATTCTCAATCTTCACAGCATTGTGGACGTCAAGTCTATAATAAGACTTGTCTAAATGTATGCCCGCTATATAAGCTTGCTCACACGAGTTTCTGACTGCATTGGCTACATGATCCGCTGTTACGAATACATTACCAGCAAGTCTCCAAAACACACCCACTTGTCTTAGCTCAGTATCACCTGAGGCTAATAAAATAGCTCCAACATTTTGTTTACAACTATTTTCAAATTCTGACCCAGCCATGGCCATTTCTTTGACTACAACATTACTACGTACAACATCCTTTTCGATTAGGACTGTTGCACTGTTAGCCAACAGAATCTCCGCAAACATCTTCCCATATTCTTCACGGGTTCCGATCCACCTCGCAGCTTCAAAATCATTCGTCTTCCATTTAGAAAGTGACTTCTTAGAGCAAGGGGCGTCTTCCGTAAAATAGGACCAGACCGAGTAGCAGAATCGCACTACTGTTATC